CCCGCGCAATACCGCTAGGGGAACCAAACTTCTTTAATGCTGTATTGATGTCCATCCTGCCATTTAACCACGGTTAGCATTTTAAGTAAAGCCCCAAATGCATAGCATCGTGGGTATGTATTTTTTTGTTCGGGGTGTTGACATCTGCTTAACTTGTGTTAATATATTAATACGGTCAATGTTGACCGGGATGCCACAAAGAGGCAGTTATGACAAAGTTACGAGTTGCGATCATTGAAACCTTGATGCCGCCTAAAAAGCCGATGGGGTTTAGCTCTATATGCACAACCCGTTGGCGGCCCGCGTTAATGGATTCCGACGACAAAATTGTGTGGCGGGGTTCGCTTTGTTCAACCGCTGAAGAAGCCAAAGCGGTCGCTACAAAAAAACACGGTTTGGCCGCACAAGGCTGGATTGTTGGATAACCAATAAATATCGGAGGCGGGGACTTCCAACCCGCCTTTACTTCGGTTAACATATCCCTCGTTGATAGACACAACACAGGAGCAATAGATATGCCTCGCAAAGACACATTTCACGGTTTCGGTACGTTTTACGCCCTCGGCAACAAGTTTGAGGTGCGCGTGGAGTACACCCAAGACCTAGATGGCGGCATCATCCTTGAGGCTGCCGACCTGATCGGCATCTTCCTTGATAACGACAAGGTTGCCGCATCGCTTAATCACGACATCAAGCTAGACATTTGCGACTTGAACGCAGATGCCATCTTTGAGCTTGAAGAAATCGCCACACGCGATGCCGAGCAGAACGGCCCGTGGGGAGACGACCTGTGAGCCGCTGGTTACCTCAAGCCATCCTGCTTGTAGTGCTATACGCCACAGCAGCCATTCTTGATCCGTGCGGCGACGGTGGCTGCACCCCACAAGAGGAGCGCGCAGCTCATGGACGATGACGATATGACTTGGTGGCATCACCAAGACCAATTGATGCAAGAACTGGAAGAACAAGAACGCATAGAAGCCTGTAACAAGGCATTAGCAGAACTTGATGAAGCATTGGCGGCTCTTCGTGCCGCTCTCACAGAACTAAAGGAACAACAAAATGCAGAGTGAAACCATAGGCGCATTGGCCGCCGCATTGAGCAAAGCCCAAGCCGACATCACGGGGGCGCTGAAAGACAGCAGCAACCCGTTCTTTAAGTCCAAGTACGCTGACCTTGCGTCATGCTGGGACGCCTGCCGTAAACAGTTAGCCGCCAACGGTTTGTCGGTGATCCAGACAACCCGCATGGCCGATCAAGGGTTGGTGTTAGTAACCACGTTAGCGCACAGCAGCGGTGAGTGGATCGCGGGCGAAATGCCGGTGCTGATTGCTGTGCAAGGCAAATCGGGAGAATTTAAAGAAATAACTCCGCAGGCACAGGGATCAGGTATCACCTATGCCCGCCGTTACGCATTAGCAGCCATTGTGGGGCTTGCGCAGGTGGACGATGACGCAGAGGCAGCCCAAGGCCGTAAGCCCCTCACCGTTGATCCTAGGGGCGATCTGGGGCAGGACGTAGACCCGGCCAAACGGGATATCTTCGTTAACCAGTTCCGTGCCGCATTTGACATGGATGCCGACGAGTACGACATCGCATTAGCGGTGTTGGCCGTCCATGAACTTGTCAACCCCGACCACGACCTTTACATCGCCGTAGCCAATGCCATGACGGCAAAGGAACGGTCTGCCATCAAAAAGTACATCCAAATGACCAAGGAGAAACACCGTGCCTGATTACGACCCGAACATGAAAGGCGTCCTGTTTAAAAACAACAAGGACGGCAACGAGAAGCGCCCCGACTACCGTGGGTCAGCGGTGATTAACAACGTGGACTACAACCTGTCGGCTTGGATCAAGTCCTCGCAAAAGACAGGCGACAAGTACATGAGCATCAAGATTGAACCCAAAGGCGAGGGCAAACTAGCCCGCACCGGCGAGCCGCAACGCCAGCCGACCAAGAAGCCAGAAGTCACCGAAACTAATTGGGACGACCTTGATACACCCTTCTGACTTTGAGGCGAGGTTTAGGGCAAGTCGCCCGGCAGAGATTGTCGTGGCGACTTATCTCCTCAACATCGGCCATACCGTGACGCTGCCCAAACGTCGGATCGCCAAGGACTTTGCCGACCGGGCAGAGTTTGCCGACAAGGGCGACATTTATGCCTCGGGCAAGCGCATAGAGGTAAAACACATCAAGCATGATTTTGGGTATCAGGCGTGGCCGTTTGAGACAGCCGCCATCTGCGCCAAGAAGTCGTTTGATGCCGCCGATCCTCGCCCTGACTACTACTACATCGTCAACGCCAGCATGACCGTGGCGGCTTTGGTGGACGTTAAAACGACGTTTCCTGATTGGCGTGTGCAAAAGATTGTGGATCGTGAGCGCGGATATGATTACGACGTTTATGCCGTCACACCCGAATACCTTGGCTGGCGGTACATAGACTTTGAGGAGCGGCTGTGAAGCGCATATTCCCCAAAGGGACAACGCCAGAGCAAATGGCGGTTGCCGTGACGCGCATGACGCAAGGGCTAGACCCGCGCCGCGTGTGGTCGGTGGAAATAACCGAGTGGAAAAAACCTAAAACCAATCAGCAGTCGCGGTATTTGTTTGGTGTGGTTTATCCCATGATCATGGAAGCCGCTGGTGAGAGCCTGCGAGGCTTTACGCGAGACGATATTCACGAATGGCTGTTAGGCGAAATTTGGGGATGGGAAACGATAGAAGGGTTTAACAGAAAGCGTTTGCGGCCACTTAAACGCACATCTCGCATGACCAAAGAAGAATTTACAGAATACCTATACGGCATAGAAAACAAATGTATAGAGTTGGGCATTGGCCCATTACCCGAGCCTTTGCATGATCCTGCGTAAGGCTGCCAAAGACCGAGGTTGTACGGTACGCATACCGGGCGTGTGCAATTTCAACAGCGCCACCACCGTGCTTGCTCACATCCGTTTAACGGGCGTCAGCGGCATGGGCATGAAATCACCCGATCTGCTCGGTGCGTGGGCGTGTAGCGCCTGTCACGACGAAATAGACGGCAGAACACGCAAGAGCGGCATGACACGCGATGAGTTACGCCTAGCCCATTACGACGGCATGGCGCGAACCATCGTGCAACTAGAAAAAGAGGGGCTAATATGAGTTTTATGGTGGACACGCCGTACACCACGGCTTACATCCGAAACGAGTTTTTGTACGACCATCAGGAAGGCCAAGGAGGTTTTACGCTCTGTACCGTCCTAGGCTTTAGAGCCGAGCCGATGCGCGCTCCTATGTTTAGCGTCATGCTGGAATGTGGTGCAATGTGGGCAAGGATGCCCATACACGCTATTTGCTCCAAACCCTGCGACCCGCTACCGCTCAACGTCTGCGTGTGGTGGGACTCGTTTAGTCGGTTTTGCGAGGTGCGTGAGATGCAGTTCCTGCGTAATCACAGAGTAGAGGCGTATTGCCGCGACAAGGTACTACGGTCAGGCGTGTACCTGTTTAGCGTGTTCTGGGCCAATGGCGGCTGGTCGGAAATACCTGACCAATCCAAAGATCACCACATCATCGCGTTAGATAGCGGCCAATGGGTCGCCATGCCTAACAATAAACTACGTTGGATAGACCCTTCGCACTTACATGGCGAAATACCGCGAGGCTGGAAGTCACCTAGTACCAACTACAGCGTGGAGGCACTCCCGTGAGATGGATCATTGACCTATTCCGTAGGCTACAGACCAACCGTGATCGTGAATGGCGTTATGTGCCAGCCCCTAACTGGCGCTGCTCCCGAGGAGGGCGAGATATATGGTGAAACGATGCGAACTGACAGGCTCGCTGATAGATGACTTATCCCCACCGGGGGCGTGGAAGGAGGAGCTAGAGCGTATTCCATGGGGATATGGTCAAAAGCAGGGTGATAGGCTTGCTAATGCGTTTGTAGCGATGCGGCGCATGGGGCTACACGATGAAGTCACGCTGCTGGAGTTAGAGATTAAGACGCTCCGCAACGAAATAGAGTATCTGCTTAACCGTTAAGGTATAGCGCCCGCTCGTCCTGACGCCGCTTAACAAGGCCGGGTAACACTCGGCCACCGGCTTTTGTCCATTTCATAAACTCGTCGGCGGCTTCTTCAAACTCGCCACGGTTGGTTTTCATGCGTAGGCTAGAGCGTTGCAGGTTCCCAAGGCCAACGTTGAAGGCAAAACTTACCAATGCGTCAAACCGGCCTTGATGACCAACAACAGCAGGGCAAAGTCGGGCCACGCCGCGCTCAAACCGGCCAAGGTCTTGAGCAAGGATAGCGTCAACCTCTCCCATAGTGAGGATGCGATTCCAGCCATCGGGTATCGGTAAGGTGCGCCGTTCCTCATATTTCACCGCTGCGTGTGAAGGGTCTATAACGTGGCCGACCCCGACCGTCCATAGCAGGGCCGGACACCGATAAGGGCGCATCCTTACGCCCTCGTGATGTTTGATCATCGCCTTTGCGGCGTCGGATACCTTCATTTCTGACTGAAAGCGCGTCCACCAAAATGAAAGGCAATGATGCTGGCGAGGATTGCCATTTCATCCTCGGAAAACACGTTCTCCAGCGCAATCGCAAACGGTACGCTTTGATTCCATGCGTACCACATTCCAGCAATGTTGATGATGACTAACTCCAGCACAAAGATGTAGGTCACAACCGGGCGCACCGAGGCACGCAGGTTAATCATCCATTGGGATGCGCCTTTGCCAATCTCAACGTCGTGGCTATACAGCGCCTGACGCTCCTCGGCAGCCGTCTGCGTTTGGATTTGCTCCAGTTTGATTTCCTCAACCCGTGCCTGCGCGATAAACCCGCGTTCTGCGAGGGCTAGTTCGCGCTCCTTCTGCGCGGCGACAAGGGCTAACTCATGCTTCTTGTCTTGGCGGTCTTGGAAGATTTGCAGAATCTTGGGCAAACCGCCTGCAAGGAACGACAGGAATGTGCTAACCATCGTCATCATTTGGAAGCCCTCACTACGTCGTCGCCCTTGGTAACGGTGACATGATCGCCCTCAACGTCAACCCGCATCGGCTGCTCTTTGCGATCCAACCGGTCTAGTTTAGCGATCAGTTCCTTAATCACCTCAAACTCGGGTTTATCTTCCTTCTCCACCGTGCCTGCAATGCTGGCAAGCATAGAGATAAGAGCGGTCAGCGAGGCACCAAGCAGCCCCATCACGGCAGCGATCTTGTCCGAATCTAGCGCAAGGCTAGACAGCACGCCGATCACCACAATGGCCGTG